GCCACGTTGTTCTTTTGGAGGACGACGTAGGTTTTCACCTGCATCGTCCCGTTGGTATGGCCCACTATAGTCTCCTACAAGTGTCGCCCCTGTTAGCAGAAATAGAAGTTAAACTCGTCGTTGCCCAAGTTTCGTTTGAAGAGCAGGTCGATTTCGTAGGTACGGATACCGTCACGATCGCCATAAGCCATCTGCGACGTCTGAACGACAGGGCCGTGGAAGCAGACCTGGTTACCGACAGACGTGCCGACCTGCATCATGAAGTGCTTTGCCTTGGCGGCGGCGAAGTCGGCCCAGAAAGGCTGATCGGCTTCAAGCGTCGCTTCCGGGTTGATCTTGCCGGACGGCTGGCGATCGGTGATACGGCTGCCCTTGTAGCCATCCTGCGAATTGACGTCGGGGCGCGGCGTGATGGTGTTCTGCTGGTCGTAGGAGAACGCCTGGACGACGATACCGTCGACAGAGCCCCAGGTGAGGTTGCCCAGTTCCACCTGCTGCGGAAGCTGGACTTCGAACACGGGGCTCGCCGGAACGGCTGCGTCGACGACGTTGTTGAACGAACCGGTAAATGTGAATTCGATCGTGGAGTAGCCGCCAGCCTCTGCCGTGATCGTGAAGGTGCCCATGGCGTCCGTCAGCTTGTGCTTCAGGCCGTCGAAGTAGGCTTCGATCGTCAGCAGCTCCTGTCCGGAGGAGACCGGCGTGGCCTTGATGCCCTTCGGAAGGACGAGGACGTAGAAGACTGCGCCCGTCGGGATGGAGCCGGTGAAGGTCGGGGTGACCGTGACGCCAGATGCGGTCGACAGGGTAAGCGGCGTGCCGGAGGCGATGGTCGTAGCAGAGCCAGCGCCGCTGTCGGTCGCGTTGTCGTTGTTAGTGATGACGACTGCGGTCGTGGCACCCTTGGTGATCGTATAGAGCACGGGCTTGGTGATGCCGGCGCCGAGCGTGCCGCCGACTACCCACGTGATGGCAGGCGTGGTGGCAGGGTTTTTGCTGTCACTGATAACCGGAGCGACGCTGTCACCGCCCGCGCCAGTCATGGCCGTCAGGACGTAACCGCAGCCACGCAGAAGCGTAGCGAGCTTCGGGGCGTCGGTCAGGATGCCGGACTGCTCCAGACCGTTGCCACGCACTTCGGTCGTGAACTTGATCGTGGAGAGCTTGCGGCCGATGAGGTGCTGGAACGGAGACAGGTCCGGAGACGTGAATTTGCGTTCGAGAAGGGTCGGGTCGACCGAGAAGTCGGGGTCGGTGACCTGAATTGCGTTTGCGGCGGCTGTAAGTGTAGCCGGCACGCCTACGCCAGACTGTACGCCGGCGAGCACTACGGCCTTGCGGGTCAGGAGGGGGTTACCCAGGGTCATTGCTATTCTCCTTGTCGTTTACGGGGGTTGCCCGCGATGTGCCGATATTGAATTTCCCAGAAGACAATGCCGGCCACCGTCTGATCGTGAGGCCCGTCTACGTCAAGCTCGTTTCCGCTTTCTACAATATCTAGGCTTAACTGAATAGGGCCTTCGGTGCAGTAAATGTCGGAGGTCATGACGGTCTGGACTTCGCCGAGGACGGCGCGGGCGACTTTGGCGGGCTTGTCGCCGATCGCCAATTGTATCTTAAACTCGGTTTGGACTTCGAGAATTCGGGTCGAATACCCGACCAGGTCCCTGTTGCGCTCGCGACCGTCGTAGATGCCGATCGCATTGCCTAGCGCCGTCTCGGTAGACGTGAGCGGGCAATCGGAGACGGTGTTCCAGGTAATGAAGCGGCCATTCTCTCCGGCCACGCAATCCTGAAAGCGCTTGATAAGATGCTGCAGGATACGGTCGCGGACGGTATCCGGGGGAAGGTCTGCAATCACAGCTTAAGCTCCTTCACGAAGAGATCGAGCAAGCGCTCCTGGAAGTAGGGCATCTCGCTCATGTAAGCCTTCTCCAGCCCGAGACGTGGGCGGATATAGACAGACGGCTTGAGCAGGTAGAGCGGCACAAGCTCCCGGCCGCGCCGCTGAAATATGATCAGGTTGCCCTTGCGAGAGCGCTGGACGAAGGTCTTGTCCCAGTCCCGCGCCGATCGCCTCAGAGGAACGCCTCGGCTATCGCATGCCGCAGGGAGAGGGATGGTGAGGTACTTGCCGGACCTGGCGGTAATGGTGCCGCCGGTCTCGTGGATGGTCATGGACCCGGTAGAGATCGAACCCTTTACGTCCTCGACACTGCCGGTTGAACCTGTGACGTAGATACTGTCCCGGATGGACTTCAGCCCTTCGCCGGTGCGGCGCTGCAACGTGTTGCCGCTGTTGACGAGGTTGCCGTTCCACGCGGAGGAATGCGCTTCCTCCATTGCCTTTGCAACGCGTTGCAACGAACGTCGCATAGCGTCGGACACCTTGCGGGCGACGCGATTGGGAGAGGCATCAAGCTCCTTCACGATCCAGTCTACTGCCTCGTCGAGGTCGGTGAAGGTGCTTCCGCCGATCTGGATTGTGATCGGGTTCTCGCTCATCCACGGCCTCGAAGCAGCGTGCGGTATTCGGCGATCATGTTGGCGACTTCAGGCAGGAGGCCGAACTTTGTCGTGTATTCTTCCTTGCCCTTGCTGTCCTTGTCGGACGCTGTCGAGACGTTCTCCGGCAGTGAGCGCTTGAAGAGGTGCTGGACCTGCATGACGCAGGCCAGGCGGACGTCGGCTGGCACTTCCGCATAACCGCCGTCATAGGTCACCTTGAGGCTGTCGCGGCTCTTGACCAGCGGGCGGTTGATGTAGATGCAGTTCTTTTCCGCGAGCACGACGTATTGGTCATCGAACAGCAGCGTATCGTCGGCGAAGCGGTGCGTCAGGTCGTAGTAGACCTTGACCGTCAGTGGGTCGAGCAGCGGGGCCTTCGTCAACACGATGGGCGTGCCGCTGGGCGAGAAGAATATGCCCGATGTATTGGTGTCCGAGAGGAAGTCATAATGGCGCTCTGCGCCTGCCTGGACGTGAAAAATCTCAGAAAAGGTATCAGCGCTGAACGAGCGCCGGCATGCCCTTTCGATCTGGCCGGACACGACAGAGATCAGCTCGGCGATCTTCGTATCGTATTCTGTGTTGCCGGCACGAATGGGAAGGCCAGCCTTGGCGTCGGTGAGGGTGATCAAGTCTGCCATGCTGGCCTCCATAGACTTTGGGGGCCCGCTAGAGGCCCCCTTGTTGTTACTCTGCGCTGCGCTGACGACGACGGGTCTTCGGCGCGGGTGCGTCGTTGACGTCGACATCCGGGTCAGTAAACGTGAAGCGCGTCATGGAGAAGTCCTCGCCGTCCACTTCGCGGAATTCGACAGCGTTTTCTTCGAGGTACTTCTTGGTCGCTTCATCGACGAGCTGGTGGGCCTTCTGGCCCTCCGGCTGCGTGTGGTTGTTCCAGACCACGCCGTTGTGGTCGTAGTACATGCCGCGTGTCAGGGTAGCGCGGTACTGCTTTGCTTCATCAGACATTTCGATCTCCTCGTGGTGCCCGTCTCTGCGGGACTGCTCGGGGTTTCGGGAAAGAGGAATGGCCGCCGTTAGGCGACCACTACAACCTCGGGGACGAACGTGCCGCGCAGGGCGTTAAGCCGAGCCGCGATCGTTGCGATGTTGTTGGCGAAGAGCGCCAGCTTGGCGTCGAGTTCGGCCTTCTTGACGCCAGGAGCGGCATCAGCGCCTGCACCGATCGTGATCGCGGCAACCGTCTTTGCGAACGTGCCGAGGTCCTTTGCGGTGCTGAGCGTGTTGACGCCTTCTGCGGTGGCAAGCTGCGAGACGAAGCGGGAGACCGTGTAGAGCGCGCCGTCCAGAGCCAGGATGCTCGTGTTGACGTTGCTCGCCTGTGCGCCAGTTGCTGCGCCGGTCGTGGTGCCGATTGCGCCGATCGTGCCGTCGGCCGCCGTGCCGCCACCGTTATAGGTGAGCTGGTCGGCAGCAGGGACGCCGATTGCAGCAGCAACAGCATTCGCCTTCGTTGCCAGTTCGAGGATGGCGTCCTTGACCAGCGTGAGCTGGGTGACGGCCGAAGCGGCAGTGGCCAGGTCGGAGCCAGAGGCTGCCTTGTTGGCGAGGTCTGCCGGGATAGAGACGACGGAACGCGTGGTCGACGCCGTGCCGCCGGAACTGTCGGTAAGTGCGACAATGCCAGAAGCCGCCTGGCGGGCGTGCTGCTGGGCGATCGCGATGATGAGGTGCTGGTTGGAGCCACCGTCCACGCGGCCGGCAGTGCTCTTGGAAAGTTTGATGGTCATGTCTGCGTCCTTCCGGGAAGCGGTTGGGTGGCGTAGGAGAAGCGAGGGGCCGAAGCCCCACGCCTACAGATGTTCGCTTAGCCCAGGTTGATGAGCTTGGCGCCGGCCAGCTCTTCTTCGACCTGGATGGCGATACGTGCAGTGATGACGAAGATCACTTCACGCGAGCGGATGTCCTTGTCGGTCTCGATGCGGACGTTACGCTGCAGGCCCCAGATGATGTTCTTGGGGTCGGTGAAGACGACATTCGCGTCAGGCATCAGGGCTGCCGGCGCGAGCGGGATGCCGAGAGCGGCAACCGGCTGACCACCAACGGCGATGCTGTCACCCAGCGCGCCCGGACGGCCGGCCATCGTTACGCGCCAGTCGCTTTCCTTGTCCATGGACGTGAAGTAGCGCATGGCTGCGAGGTTGCGGCGGTAGGCCGTCGGCAGGGACTTCTTCAGGCGGTTCCAGAGCGCCAGCGACATCTGTTCGCCAGCGGCGTCGACGATGTTCGAGGTGAAGCGCTTCAGAATGCCGTTCTGCAGGCAGAGCAGGTCGTCGGTGGCAGACGAGATCGTCTTGTCGCCGGAGATCAGCAGGGTTTCGAAGTCGAGGGCACCGCGCTGAGCAACGAGAGCCAGGATCGTGTCCTGGAAGTTGCCGCGCTCGATGTTGTCTTCGAGAACTTCGTAGGGGATACGAACTTCCGCGATAACTTCTTCGGTGTTCATGCTGATCTTCGACGTCGTGACAGACGTGCGCTTGCTTGCGGCAAGAACGCGATCGTTCACGTTGCTGTCGTTGAGGCCGGTCGCACCATTGCCGGAGTTCTTGGCGCCGTGGAAGACACGGGTGCCGATACCGACCTTGTTGATGTCAGCCTGCGGCGCATTCATCTGGACCGAGCGAACGGCGCGCAGAAGTGTAGGCTCGTCGAGCAGCTTGCGGAAGAATACGTCGTTCTGCTCGGGCTGGAGCAGGCCGCCGTTGGTGGCGAGGTCGGTGAGGGCGATATCGGCCTTTACCGAGAGACCGCGAAATGAAGTCATGTTTTCAGTCCTTCCATGGAACGTTGTCAATTGTGGAGCTACTAGCGCTGCGTTTTACGACTAGGTGCGAATACCCATCGCTTCGAGCGAGTTGCGGTGGCGCACTTCAGCGGAGATTTCCGTCGCCGACTTCTGTGCGGGTGTCCTACCGCTATCGCTGTGGATGGAGGTGACGCGTGGCATGTCTTCGACATCTGCGCTTTTGCGCGTCTGGGAGGTGCTTTCAACCTTTTCCAGACGTTGTGCCAGCGTGTCTGCCTTCTTTGCGCTCTGCTCTGCACGTTCGTTGGCATCCTTCAGCGCCGTCTCCATGCCGTCCAACTTCGCAGTCAGGGCAGTGAGGGCGGCGAGAACGGGGTCAGCGACCGTGTCCGAATTGCTCGCTTCCTTGGCAGTGGTCTTAGTCTCGGCTGCTGTAGCTGCCTTGACTTCGTTCTCCTGGGTTTCCCCAGCAGCAGGGACAGTGGCATCGACAACCGGAGCTTCGTCCGACTTAACGGCGAGCTCGACGTGGTTGGATGCCATCTGAATGAGGATATTTCCGAGGGTCTGGATCGCTGTCTTCATGGAAGCAATCGCATCCGCAGACAGGCCGCCGCCCTGGAAGGCGTCGTAAGCCAGGCTGTCCTTCAGCCATGCCAGCGAGCGGATGATCGAAGCCATCTCGGTGATGTCGTAGCAGTCCTTCTTGGTGAGGACGGAAACGATGCCGTCTTCGGACTTGGCAAGCAGCTCCGGCACTTCGTCGGACGGCTTGACCGGCTCTTCGCCCGTGACCACGGGAGCCTCGACCGTGGCATCCGTTGCAACGGGTTGCAATTCCGGCGTACCGGCTTCAGCCTTCATGGTGGCGAGGACAGGGGCGGTGAACTTGTCGCGCGTGGACTGGTTCAGCGAGGCCCAGTCAGCTTCGGACAGGCCGGCTTCGGTGCGGACCTTTTCCTCGGCCTTGACGCGCAGCTCTTCGTCGCTCTTCTGTGCGCCAGTCGTCGGTGCTTCCGTCTTCTTACCCTCGATCGCGACCACGTCGGCGTTCGGCGTGTCGTTTGTTTCGCTGGCCTTTTCGGCGAGTTCGCCGACGAAGGAGGTGACGCCGTCTTCGACTTCGATCTCCTGGACATTGGCGAGTTCGGTATTGCCTTCGACCGTGAAGGAGCCGTCATCCTCGGCCTTGATCGTGGTCTCGACATACTTGCCGGCATCGAGCCAGGCCTGGACCTGCTCTTCGGTCTTGAAGTTGTCACCCTTGAAGGTGAGCTTGGCAATATCGGCAGTGCCGTTCTTGAGGTTCTTGGGCATCTCGGCCTCCTGAGTGAGTTCATCGGATTTGATGACACGGAGAGGCGTGCCGTTTGCGCCCGCCCTCACGATGGAATTGAACTGCGGTTCAGGGTCGGTGAGCAGGGTGACCTTTTTGACGATCTTCGATGCTTCGCGCTTCATATGTGCAGTCCTCAAACAAAAAAGCGGTGATTGTGACTGTCCGTCTTCTCGGTCACACTGCCGCGCTTGATTTCATGCCAGTGACCGTCAGCAGCCTTGGAGGTTCTGCCTTTGACCACTTTGCCGTTCTCGTCGAGCTGCACAAAATAGTAGTGCTCGTGATCGTCATTCTGCTCGGTCTTGCCGACCTGGTCGCGAACGACCTCGATCTCGACCGTGCGCTGGACGGGGGTGACCATGGCCTGAAAGGAGAAGCCATTTAGGTTGCCGGCCTTGATGTCAGACCAGACCTCGGCGTCTTCGACCTTCACGCCCATGACCCAGGCGCCAGCGGTGTAATCCGGATCGCCCTCGCGAGCGATGAAACTTTCGACCGGGTAAGCCTCGATCGGCTTGTTGTCGTGCTTCACGTCGATGGACTTCGTCAGGTCCAGCCGCATGAAGCGGTGAGCCATCAGCTCGATGTCTTCGGCGACCATCATCTCGCCGTAGGTGTCGAGCCGGTTGGGAGCGTAGACTTCGCCATAGATGATCTGCCGGTCGTCATCCGACCGTACGATCTTCGTCAGCGATGTCTTCGACGTCTTGCTCATGGCTGGATTAAATACGCTAGAAATGTAGCCTGCGTCAATCGGCGTCCAGCGAGGAAATTGCAACGCGTTGCAAAATCTAAAATGAAAACGCCCCCGACGAGGGCAGCGTCGAGGGCGTCTAGGGAGGTGACCAATCTGGGCGGGGCATTGCCGGACTCGTCACCAACATGTCTAGGCGATATTTACCTAGCTTGCAAGGGGTTTATCGTCCGAGAGGGTCAGGCTGTTCGCTTGCCACGTCGAAACCATCCGAGCCAACGCCGATGCGGGGCTTGAAGAGCGGGCCGGGGTCCGGTGCAACTGTTGCAAGCGCGGCAAGGCTGTCTCGCTGCAGGGTCTCTGCCGCCGTCAGGTACTGCAGGATGGTGCGATTGTTCTGGGTGACGCGCTGGGCGACGGGACGATCGTCATCCTTGATCTTGCTCGTCTTCGCCAGGACTTCGTCGCGGAGCTGCGACAGAAGGTCTTCGAGCTTCCAGCCTGTCGGATTTTCTGCGGACATCAGGATGGGCGTCTTGGTCATGCTGGCCTCGTGAAATAAGGGCGGGCGTAGAAATAGCCGGGCTCCGCCAGGTTGAACTTCTTTTCGTTGGCATATTCGATGAACTTGTCGCGGCCGGCCTCGGACAGGTGCTGGAAGTAGAACTTCCCGAACTTCGTCGCCCCGCGCGGTGCGAACTGCACCCACGTCCGCCCGTTGACGTAGTGCTGGCGACCATAGTCATCGAGCGGCAGGCTATCGACGTTTTCCGGGGTGACGAGGGTGTAGCCCTCCCGCTCGAAATTAGTGGTCGAGATGACGCGCGGCTTGCCTTCGTCGGGGTCCGGCACGTCGACATAGGCCTTGTAGCTCTTGTCGGTCGGGGTGATCTTCATGCCGGCGTCGGCGCACTCGAAGAACTTCTCCTCGGATAACGAGCCGCAATGCGAGCATGTCCCGTCCGCGCGCAGCGTCGGCTCGGGGAAGTTCCAGGGTCCGCCACGAACTTCCTGCTCGTAGCGACCGCAGACGAATTTCTCTGTCATGGTGTCCTCAATAGATCGGGTAGATGGTTGATCGGCAGCGCGGGTGCAGGGGAGGGATCATCACCCCCATGTTCGCCAGCTCCTGGCTGGACTTGCCTTCGACAGTCTCGGCTGAAACCCAGGGCGTGCGCGTCTTGCTGGCCATTGGGTCCGGGTCGTTGGCGAGGCCGTCGAGAAGGTTGATCGCGTCAGCTACCAGGAATTCGCGCCCGTTCATCGACCGGCAGATGGCGGATGTGCGCCCGTCAATGACGGCTACGAAGCGATAGCCGAGAATGCCACGGGCCTGCATCGTGCGCAGGTAACCGTAATGGTAGCCGCGCGAGGCTGCGACGTTGGCGATCAGGTGCCAGTAGGGCACCGTGCGGAAATGGCGGGCGATCTCTGCCTGTAGGTCAGGAAGGCTCGGCGCGTCCAGAGAATGGAACGCCGTGTCGATCGACCGCATGATGCCTGGCACGATCTGCGTGTTGAAGAAGTTGTTCGTCGAGTAGCGGGTTGCCGCACGAATGGCGGCCTCGAACTGGCGTGCCGACGGCGTGTCGATAATTGGGATGTCGCCACCACCGCCACCACCGCCACCACCGCCTGGCGCGTTATGGCCGGAGCCTAGCGCATTGACGCCTGTGACCAGCGTATTGCGGATGGCCTTCTCCACCTCCGGAGCAGCGCCCGCGTAGAGGTTGTTCATGATCGGAGCGGCCTCGTCGACTGCAGCCTGCAGATTGCCGGTCGAGAAGGCAACATCGAAGACGCGCGTAAAGAGCGGCCTTACTTTGGCGACGGCGGTAGACCAGGCGGCCGACAGCGCGGCGGCGATGGACAGCTCATCGTCGAGAAAGGCGTCTTCGCCATCCTCGTCGTATATGCCGTCGTCGCGCATCACCTGCAGCGTGACAGGAAAATCCATCGTCCGGGCAATGCCGTGCCACCGCAGGAGAAGCGGGTCGCTGCAACAGTTGCAATTTTCCGGCGCCTCAAGCGGTAGCAGGCTGAGCATCGGCATTGGTCCGCAAGATGTCGTGCAGGTCCCTCATGGCGACGCTGACGGCAACAAGAGTTGCCTCATCGGCGACTTTTTTGGCCTTGGGCGGAGCCTTGTCTTTCGGGGTGTCGTCGTTTGCCGGCGTCTTGCCATTGTCCTGCGCGAAACCGCCCTTCGGCTGCGGGGCAGCCTCGATAAGATTGCCGTTGGCATCCGTCTTCGAGCCGTCTGCGTTGACCGTGATCTTCCGTTCGATAACCTGAGAGCCTTCGAGCTTGCCGGCGCTGGCGAGGTTCTTGACGATCTCGAACGGCCAGTTGCCCCAGTCTTCCTTGATCTTCTCCAGCTCAAGATCGAAATACTCGTTGGCGAGGGCGATAGCGATATTCGGGGTCATCGCGCCAAGATCGTTGAACGCCGTCATCGCGTTGACGACAGCCGACGGGTCGGTGATCTTCGCCTGCTGCGAGCGGAATGCCCAGAACTTGGCGTCATAGGAGCCGAGGACGTGCAGGTCCATCATGCTGTCGAACTGCCTGCGCTCGGGACCGAACACCTGGCCCTCGGCAACCTCATAGGAGGTCTGCGCGGACGCGAAGGTGATGTCCTGGGAGCGGCCGACGAAGAGCGGCGGTAGCCGGAAAGCAGAACGAACCTTTTGCTCGGAGGCAACTTCGTACTCGGCGAACAAAGCGTCTTTCTGCTGGGCATCGCGAAGCGGCTTGAGCTCGATGCGCGGGATTGGCACCTGGCCGTCCTGGGATGCGAGGTCTTCGTCGCCGCGCGCTTCGAGGATGACCATACGGTGCGTGGCCTGCCGGCCCTTGATAGAGGTCAACTGATCCTCGATCATTTCCATCGACTGCTGCGTCAGCACGCCGCCCGAGACAAGCACGGCCAAGGCCGGGATCGCGTTGTCCTTGAAGAAGTCGTAGTTCGTCAGCTCGGCCTGGCGTGCGCCCATGATCGACGGGAGCTGGTTTATCCAGCGCGGCACGCCGTAGGGGGACGTCGGGAAATAGACGCCGGAATAGATGATCTCGGTCGCCTGCTGATCGATGCTTAGCGCGTCATTGACCTTACCGGTTGCCGGGTCGATCCGGCGCGGGTCGCCAAATTCCTTGAAGTAGACCTTCTTCTCGTTGACGATCTGCACAAAACGGCGGAAGCGGCGCTTGATCTTAGAAGTGTCGGCCCCGTCACGCGGAAGCTTGACCTCGACTTCTGTCTCTTCGACGTCACGGGTGGTGATGCGCATGGTCTGCGCCGGGATGTGGAAGAGCGACGTTACGCGTCCCTTGCGATCGCGCGGTGCCTCGATGCAGAAATAGCCCATGCTTTCCTTGTCGAAGCGGGCACGCTCGGCCAGCTCCTGCAGGGAATACTGGTCGTTCGGGAACTTCAGCAGCTTTTCGAGAATTTTCTTCTCGGCCTCTGCGCCGGAGCTTTTTTCCTGGCCGTCGGGCCCGATATATTCGAGCTGCCAGCCGTGGCCGTGGCAATTGCGCACCATAGCGTCGATGCAGCCGAGCAGGGCGGAATTCTCGTAGGGGAGGCGGGCCAGTGAGTACGGATTATACGGCGGCTGCAGCACGTCGTTTGCATGCCCAACGCCGGTCGAATAATAGCCGTCAAACGGGTCTGCGAGCGACTGGGTATTGACGAATTCCTTCATCCGGACTTCGACGCTGCCCTTTACGTCCCTAGACGGAGGCACGCGGCGCGTTTCGGTTCGGGTCCGTTTGCGGATGTTCGGCTCATCTGCCACGATCGGGCCTCGCTACTTTGATGCTGAAAACTGGCGCACCATACTCCGCGAAGCTGAAACCCACAAGTGTCTGTAGCGTTTACGCGGCTACAGTTTGCAACGCGTTGCAATTTTCTCAGTCGAGATCGATGGCGCGACGCTGGATGCGGAAGGCCGACAGTATCGGCTCCGGAGTCTCTGGCTGGGCAGCCGCCTCAAGTGCAGTGTTGAATTGTCGGACAAGGCCCATCGCCTCGACAAGAGAGAAGACCTCATTAGGGTCCATGTCTGCCAGGCGAGAGAGGAGATCGGGAGGGATTAAGCCATCCTCGGCGGCCTCGGTCAGTTCGGCCAGGAAGTCTTCCGACACGCCGGTCGG